ACAGGATCAGGTACACCTAGTGCTGGTAAATATGGTTATAAAAATATAGGTACTGGTGACACAGACTATTGGTTTGAAGTTAATAGTAGTGGTGTAATAACTTCAGTAACAGCATGTCCTTAAGATTATGAAAATAGAAGAAAGTAAAATAAAAGAACATTCAGGCACTAGTTTTAGTATAACTAAAACAGATGGTATTTCAAGATTAGATTTTGGAAATGATAAGTGGATAGAAAATAGAGATCATTATGGTGAAGTTTTATTTGGTGATTGTAATTGTCCTGGAATAAAAGATTTATATAACGGTGTTTCTTTTGACAAGATATTAATAGGTGGTCTAGGTTTGGGTTTATTACCAGAGTATGCTAAATCAGTTAAAAACTGTAGTGTAATAGATGTTATAGAGAACAACCAAGAATTAATAGATTATATTGATTTTTTAGAATCCCCTATAAACATAATAAAAGGTGATGCATTATCATATACACCTAATAAAAAATATGATCTAATATTAATTGATTTGTGGTGGGAAAAAGAAGATATTACCCAAGAAATTCAAGATAATATTAAAAATAATTATAATTCTTATTTAGAAACTGGTGGTAAAATAATATTACCTATAGCAGAAAAGGAATTATAAGGTAAAAAACGTGAAAATAGCGTAATAATATAAACATAGAACAATTTAAACTTTTAAACAATGGCAATACAAGGATCTTACGATTTTAAGGGGATTACAATAAGTGATTCTTACATTAAAGTCCAAAACACATCATACAATCAGAATATATATTCTGAACAATATGAAAAAACAGCTGCTGTTTATAATTCTGACGGTTCATTAAAAACCGCAGCAGTTATGGACACTAGATGGGTTACAAATAATTCAGGACAATGCACGGCTAAAATCTATAAAGATAAAGCTACTAGAGATGCATCTCCAGATTCATTTATAACAACTGTAAATTTCAACTACCCAGTAGTTGTAACATCATCAGGGAAAAACCCTGTAAAACAAGCATATGATTACATTAAAACAACAGATGCTTACAAAGATTATACAGACGTATAATATTTTAACAATTTAATTTAAATAAAATGGAAAAAGACGTAAAAGTAGAGGACATCGCTAAAGATGTAAAGAAGGTAACAGATGAAGAGTTAAAATCTGTTCAGGAGAAAGTAAATCAAATTAATCAAGTTCAAATGCAGGTTGGTGGTTTAGCTACGCAACAAGCTTTTGGTATTGAACAAATTAAACTCTTACAAGGGGAATTAAAAACAGTACAAGATGAACTTGAAAAAAAATATGGTAAAGTTTCAGTAAACTTACAAGACGGAACCATAAAAGAAATTCCTGAAGAAGATGGACAGCCTGATACGAAAAATTAGTATAGGGAAAGATTATAAAAACGAAGCTATGCACTACGCCGTTGGCCAAGAGGTTTACGGCGGGCATATTATTGACTGTATAGTTGAAGACGATGATAAGTTTAGTATATTTATTAAAAAAGCTGACGAGATTTTACCTTGGAAGGATTTTAATAAAAATATGGCAATAGCTGTTGAATTTAATCTTGAATATTAATGAAAAGCGTTTTTTATTATATAGTAAAACCACTTAATGATAAAAGATATGAGAACTCTAAACCAGTTGGTGATAAAGAGCTAATAATTAACACAGATAATTTTGATCACAAACATGTTAATAGATTTGCTAAAGTTATTGATACACCCACTGGTATAGATACTCCTATTAAAAATGGAGATATAGTTGTGGTTCATCATAATGTTTTTAGAAGATGGAAAGATATAAGAGGTAAGGAAAAAAATAGTAAATCATATTATAAAGATGATCAGTGGTTTGTAGAAAACGATCAAATATTTTTATATAAAAGATATTGCTGTTGGGAAGCTAATAATGGTTTTTGTTTCGTTAAACCTATAAAAGCTTTAGATCCTTTAAGTATAGAGAAAACAGAACCTCACGTTGGTATATTAAAATACCCAGATCAACTTTTAAGAGACAATGAATTAAAAAGTGGAGATCTTATAGGTTTTAAACCTAACACTGAATATGAGTTTATTATAGACGGTGAATTATATTATAGAATATTTAGCAATTCAATTACAGTTCAATATGAATATCAAGGAAACGAAGAAGAATATAATCCAAGCTGGGCAAAAAGCAGTTGAAGAATTAATTAAAGTTGCTAAAGAGCCTATTGTTGATTCAGATGATGATATATCAGCGGATAGATTAAAAAACGCTGCAGCAACTAAGAAATTAGCTATATTCGATGCTTTTGAAATACTAACAAGGATTCAAGAAGAAGAAGCTATAATAAATAATAGCATTATAGAAGAGAAAGAAACTGCTTTTAAAGGTTTTGCTGAAAGAAGATCTAAGTAATGGCTTACGAACAAACCCTATATAAGGTTGTAGAACCTATAAAAATAAATACCATTAAAAGACTTAATAAGTCTAAAAAATGGAAATACGGATATAATAAAGAACATGATTTAGTTGTTATATCTAAAACTGGTGAGATTGGTGAGATATATGAAATACAAAACTTTCAAATAGCTTTACCTAAGGCACCTAAAAAACCACACAAGTTCGATAGTGACAAATGGGAGGTAACCGAACAACCTAAAGCACTACAAAGAATTAAAACTATATTTGATTGGAAAGAATACCCTAATGAGTTTAAAAATCAATATATAGATTATATAGAGGAAGAATTTAAGAAAAGAGATGAGGGTTTTTGGTATTATAGTAAAGGTGTACCAGTATATATAACCGGTACTCACTATATGTACCTACAATGGTCTAAGATCGACGTTGGACAACCTGATTTCAGAGAAGCAAATAGATTATTTTATTTGTTCTGGGAAGCTTGTAAAGCTGATCAAAGATGTTATGGGATGTGCTATTTAAAGAATAGGCGTTCAGGATTTTCTTTTATGGCTTCTGGTGAATTAGTTAACCAAGCTACAATATCAAGTGATGCTAGATTTGGTATATTATCTAAAACTGGACCAGATGCTAAAAAGATGTTTACCGACAAGGTTGTTCCAATATCGGTCAATTATCCTTTCTTTTTTAAACCGATTCAAGATGGTATGGATCGACCCAAAACAGAATTAGCATATAGAGTACCCGCGAGTAAATTAACTAGGAGAAATATACAACTAACTGATAAAAAAGAGGACTTACAAGGTCTTGATACTACGATAGATTGGAAAAATACTGGTGATAATAGTTATGATGGTGAAAAATTAAAATTATTAGCACATGATGAATCAGGAAAGTGGGAGAGACCTAACAATATTTTAAATAACTGGCGAGTTACAAAAACAACATTAAGATTAGGTAGTAGAGTTATAGGTAAGTGTATGATGGGATCTACTAGTAATGCTTTAGATAAAGGTGGTAGTAACTTTAAAAAATTATACAAAGATTCAGATGTTACAAAAAGAAATCGTAATGGACAGACTAGCTCAGGACTATATTCTTTGTTCATACCTATGGAATGGAACTACGAGGGATTCATTGATTCTTATGGACACCCTGTATTCGATACACCAGAAACAGAAGTTAAGGGACCATTCGGTGATTATATAGATATAGGTATTATTGAGCACTGGACTAATGAAGTTGAAGGTTTAAAACACGACGGAGACGCTTTAAATGAATTATATAGACAGTTTCCAAGAACTGAAGAACATGCTTTCAGAGATGAAACACAAAACAGTATATTTAATTTAGCAAGAATATACGAACAAATAGATTTTAATGAAGAAGTAGGATCCGCAAACAATATAACCAAAGGTAATTTCCAATGGGTTAATGGTATTAAAGATTCAAAAGTTATATTTTATCCTGATCCAAGAGGAAGATTTAATATAACATGGACACCATCTGCTAATTTACAAAATAATATAATTATTAAAAATGGTAGAAAATATCCTGGAAATGAACATATGGGTAGTTTTGGATGTGATAGTTATGATATATCTGGAACAGTTGATGGAGTAGGATCTAAAGGAGCTTTACACGGTTTAACTAAGTTTAGTATGGAAGATTCTCCAGCTAATCATTTCTTTTTAGAATATATAGCTAGACCACAAACTGCAGAGATATTTTTTGAAGATATATTAATGGCTTGCGTATTTTACGGAATGCCAATACTTGCGGAGAATAATAAACCTAGATTATTATATTATTTTAAAAGAAGAGGTTATAGAGGTTTTAGTATGAATAGACCTGATAAAGTTTGGAATAAACTTTCCATAGCCGAAAAAGAAATAGGTGGAATACCAAACTCAAGTGAAGATATTAAACAAGCACACGCTGCTGCTATTGAGATGTATATTCAAGATCATGTAGGTATACTGCAAGATGGTTCACATGGTGGTATGTATTTTAATGATACTCTACAAGATTGGGCTAAATTTGATATAAATAATAGAACAAAACACGATGCTTCAATAAGTAGTGGATTAGCAGTTATGGCTTGTAATAGACATTTATACAATCCAAGTAATGATAGATCAACAACGAAACTAAATATAAAGATAGCTAAATACAAACAAAAAGGAACGCTATCAAAATTAATAACAGAATAATATGGCTGAATCAATAACCAAACAACACTTTCCTAGTCAAGTAGCTAGTGACATGGAAAAAATGAGTCCAGAATATGGACTTAAAGTGGCTAAAGCTATAGAAGATGAGTGGTTTAAAAGAGATGGTGTTACTTATAGATTTTCTAGTAACCAAGATACTTTTAATAAACTTAGACTATATGCTAGGGGTGAACAGTCTGTACAGAAATATAAAGATGAATTATCTATTAATGGTGATCTATCATATCTTAATTTAGATTGGAAACCAGTTCCAATTATACCTAAATTCGTAGATATAGTTGTAAATGGTATATCAGAGAGAGTTTATGATGTGAAAGCATATTCTCAAGATCCATTTGGAGTTAGTAAAAGAACTGCATATATGGAGAATATTATGATGGATATGCAAAATAAAGAATTAAATAAGTATACTAAAGCTGCTTTTGGTGTAGAAATTATCAATACTCCAGAAGAACAGTTACCAGATACTAAAGAAGAATTAGAATTACATATGCAGCTTAGTTATAAACAAGCTGTTGAAATAGCTGAAGAACAAGCTATAAATACCATATTAAATGGTAATAGATATGAATTAACTAGAAAAAGATTTTATCAAGATTTAACTATACTAGGTATTGGAGCTGTTAAAAATTCATTTAATCACTCTGAGGGTGTTAAAATTGAATACGTAGATCCAGCTGACTTAGTTTGGTCTTATACAGAAGATCCTTATTTTGATGATATATATTATTGTGGTGAAGTAAAAACAATACCTGTAAATGAGTTAGTAAAACAGTTTCCTGAATTAACACAAGCAGAGATAGAGGAGATAACTGGACAGAGTTTTAGAAAAACTGGATACTACAATTCTTCACAAGAATTCGATGAAGCTGATAAAAATCAAATACAAGTTTTATATTTTAATTGGAAAACCTATGCTAAAGAAATATATAAAGTAAAAGAAACAGCTACAGGCGCGGCTAAAATAATAGTTAAAGATGATTCTTTTGATCCTCAATTAGATGCTGAATTAGAATCAAGATTTGGTAAATTAGAAAAAGCTATTGAAGTTTTATATGAAGGAGCTTTAATACTTGGATCAGAAAAATTATTAAAATGGGAATTAGCTAAAAACATGCTAAGACCTAAGAGTGATTATACTAAGGTTAAAATGAACTATAATATAGTTGCTCCTAGAATGTATAAAGGAAAAATAGAATCATTAGTTAGTAGAATAACTGGTTTTGCTGATATGATTCAATTAACACATTTAAAATTACAACAAGTTCTCTCGCGAATGGTACCAGACGGCATATATATGGATGCTGATGGCTTAGCTGAAATAGATCTTGGAAATGGTACTAACTATAATCCACAAGAAGCTTTGAACATGTTTTTTCAAACAGGTTCGATTATAGGTAGATCATTGACATCAGAAGGTGATATGAATCCAGGAAAAATTCCTATTCAGGAAATTCAATCTGGAGCAGGGGGTCAAAAATTACAATCATTGATTCAGACATATAACTACTACTTACAAATGATAAGAGATGTCACGGGATTAAACGAGGCTAGGGATGCTAGCACACCAGACGCGAAAGCACTAGTTGGCGTTCAAAAGATAGCGGCTGCAAATTCTAACACAGCAACAAGACATATATTACAAGCTGGTTTATTTTTAACAGCTGAAACAGCTGAAGGAGTATCTCTTAGGGTATCTGATATTATAGAGTATTCACCTACTAAAGAAGCATTTATACAACAAATAGGTGCTCATAATGTAGCTACATTAGAAGAAATGGCTAATCTACATTTATATGATTTCGGTATATTTATAGAGTTAGAACCTGACGAAGAAGAAAAAGCTTTATTAGAGAACAATCTTCAAATGGCTTTAACACAGCAGAGTATTGATTTAGAAGATGCTGTTGATCTTAGAATGATTAAGAATGTTAAACTTGCAAATCAACTTCTTAAAATAAGACGTAAAAAGAAGATTGAAAAGGAGCAAAAAATGCAGCAAGAAACTATAGAAGCGCAAGCCAAAGCACAAGCAGAAGCACAGAAAGAAGCTGCTCAAGCTGAAGTAGAGAAACAACAA